GATTTACATACTTCAAGACCATACATACGATTTCCCGGACCATCTTTCAATTTACGGTCATATACAAGGGCGTCCTTTTCTGCGTCATATGAAACTGCCATGTGAGCAATACGAAGTTCCGGCATTTCAACGATTTCGTCAAATTTCAAAATCTCGTGAAAATGCGTAGCAAAAATATAAGATACCTTTTTATTGGAAAGGCGCATTAATGCTGCAGTGAATAAACTAAGAGCAGATTCCGTTTCCGTGCCCGAACATACTTCATCACCCAGAACTAAACTGTGTTGGTCTGCCATCTTATCAATAATACGTAATTCCGTCATTTCAACAGCAAATGTGGAAAGACCTTTGAATAAATTATCATTACCCAATATACGAGAATATACAGCTTTATAAGGTTTGAATATAAAGGAAGAACAAGGGACAAACATACCAGATTGTGCAAGTAAAACCGTAATCCCAAGTGCTCTTATAATACTTGTTTTCCCCACTGCGTTTGTTCCGTATATCAGTGTCCCGTTAATACCCCCAATACCGATAGAAATATCATTTGCTACATATAATTCATTAGTTTGTAGGTGTTCAATAAGTGGATGGCGTATATCACGTGCTTGTGCAAACGATTTCTCATAATCGCTTTGTATGGTAGGTTTACAGTAATTATATTTATTCGCAACGTGCGCCTTGGATTGTAATACATCAATCCTAGATATAAATTCAGACATATTATCAATCTGTTTATGCCAGCAGTTTTCAAGTTCCGTTAAAAAACAGTTATATTCGTGTTCAATCAACTTATCTATTTTACCATTAATCGTGTATAGTTCCGAAGTGACCGATTTCAATAGATTAAAATATATGGTGCTATTGGTGCTGGTGGTAGATAACATTTTAATTTCACTTAGTTTGAATACTCTTCCGCAAACATTAATAATATCTTTATCACCCTTACAAGACGTCTTTATATAGTCAAGTAATTTCTCTCCGCGTTTCTTTGTAATAACGAGCGATACTCCAGATTTATCTGTTTCGTGTCGTTTTACATATTCAGTAGTTGCCATAAGGTCTTTTTCACTGATGCGCATGCGTTTATTAAGTTCGTCTTTAATGGCGTTAAATATATCATTATCATCATTCCTTTTACGTATGGCAGCATCCAGTGTATCCGAAACACCATCTTTGATAATATTATTATCAAATGTATTGGTAGAAGTGCAACCTTTACAGAATTCAATTACGAGATTACTATCAATAAAATCCAACATTTCATCGATATTATAACGATTGGTTTTCAAAGCATACTTAATAATATCAGGTTCATTTTGAAGTAGCAATTGAATATCCTTTATAAGCATAACGCTTGAATATAAATGATATACGGAATTTGGGTAAAGTCGCCTGGAAACAAGTTGACGTAATATTTTCTCAATATCCCTAATTAGTGTAAGTTTTCTTCTTAGGTTTTCGATAAGTTCCGGTTTGTTCGTAGTATATTCAATAATTTCATATTCCGATTTCAACCAAGTTTCGTTGAAGCAAGGATTAACAAATTGGTAGTTCATTAATCGTTTACCCATTGGACAGCACGCGCAATTAAGAAAAGAACTAACCGACGATATTTTACCGTAGTTACCATTGACATTATCATCAATAATATTAAGTTGTTTGAGTGTATGATTAGCAAGAACAGTTCTGGAAGATGTATTAGAGAATACAGGTATATCAATCTTTTTAACGAGATTGGCACAATGTTCTCTGACGAAATTCAATAAAAAGCAGAATGATTGTGTAGCAAGTGGGTTTTCATTGAATTCTATACACGTATTGTAACTATCTTCACCGAAGAAATCCGAAATAATCCCGGATATGTATTTTTGTTTCTCACAATTTACTATCATAGCATTATCCGCCTTACTACAATTAAACTTATGAACGACACGAGCAGTAGACCCGACAAAATTTAAAAGAGTATCATTTATAGCATCAGTGAATGGTGTAATAAGTATCAATTCATTTGGTGAAAAGACAGAAAAGCACCGGTCAAGTTCATCAAATGTAGTGGGATTGTTTAATATATAGGGACATTCGTATTCAAACATGAATGTCTTTCCTGTATAAATATCAATAACCGATACACCATATACAAGGTTCTCCTTCTTTGTCCGGAAATCACGAATGACATTCATCCAAACACACATAATATTATTACTGACTTGTTGTGATGATTCTGTCTCATAATTAATATAAGTACCAGGAGAAACCACGTTATATAATTCACGCGATACCTTACCATCCTCTCCCTTTTTCTGGACATAGACGACTGCTGTATATCCAGCATCCATAATACGTTGTAAATATTTATCAAGACTATAATCACGAAAACCTGCCATATATACATTCTCGTTTTGAACCTGTATCTTTTTATCACTAATATTAAGTTCACAAACCCTACAAATATCTTCAATTCTACTACCTTTGTATATTAAACTGGACACCGTTTTGGTTCCATAAATCTCAAAAAACGCACCAACCTGCATTAATAGAATAGTATTTTCGCCATATTTACGAATATATTCATGTGTAATATTAATATATTCTGTGATGATATTAGGTTTGTCCATTATACTATTATAATTATTATAAAGGTTCTATATTATTTTATAATAATAGTTATCATTTTTTGATTTCTTTGTCTAGTGGAACAATTCCAATACTAGAAAAAATATTCACATCCAAATTATAACCAGTTGATTGTAATCGCACCGTTATATTAGTACCACACCCCGCATCCGAACCGGTTAGATTTATAATATTGACGATTGTTCCGATTTGATTATGGAAACTACTTTTTGGATGTATGATACGCACATTCTGTCCTAGGTAAAATGCCATAAATTATACTAATAAAACATTTCTATATAATTATTCAAATGAATAATTATATACGAAACGATGGTCTAAACATCAAAAGTGTCAGAATTCATATAATTATATATAATATGGTCTGGATTATGGTTTTTGATTTCACCACACATCATAGATGCGGTTTCATACATTTTTCTCAAAACATTACTAGGTGAGTTAGAACCGACCTTTATAAACCCATGACTTATAAGATATTTACGTATTTCTTCAATGGGAATTTGTTTAAGTAGTTGTTTTTTGGTGGTAATATTATTACGTATAGTTCTATTCGGTATAAGCACAGAAATAGATGGTCTCACTTTAGAACGCCCAACACGATAAGTTCTACGTATGGTTTTACGTATTTTCTTAGGTTTTTTAATTTTACGATTTAAAAATGGTTTAATATTAGAACGCATATGATTGGCGTGTGCCAATTTTATACTATCAATTGTAGTTGGTTCTTTGGGTGTATATTTTATATCCGCTTGATGGTCATTTATAACAGGCAATTTTTTCTGTGTCGAATTTTTCCAATCATTATATAGTGGTAGAGAACCATTTTTCAAACATCCAAACTTAGGAGGCGGTGGTGGTTTATAATGATTGTAATGAACTACGGTTGGTTGTTCAGTAATAGTTTCATTATTAGATGTAATACTGGGAAATGATTCTGAATATGTATTAGTTACATCAATCAGCGATTCAGGTAGATTAACATTTATGACAGGTTCTGAAGAATCAACAGGAGTATAATGCCGGAGTGTTTTATTTTGATACTGTTTAATCTTATTATTTTCATCGTTTTTTTTCGCCAATTCTTTAAGAAAAGCAACGCTTTCATTAAAGTCATTATTAAAATTAACAACATCATCATTTTTACTAAATTCGTCTCTAGATACTGGGTCGAATGATGTATCTTTATTTTTTGGATTTATATTATGTTTTTTGATTTTCAATTGTTGATGTTTTCGAATCATATTTATAAGATTTCTCTTGAGAGTTTTATTATTTTTAGGTTTTTCCTTTGAACGAACCTTTATTTTTGGTGCATCAGTATTTTTTGGTCGTTTCTTTCTAGAATTCGAATCAAACGCCGAAACTTTAAATAAATCCGGATTTATAGAAATTGTTTTATTATTGCTCATTGCGTTTAGATATAAAATATATCTATTTTTATATCGGGATTCAAACACTATATATAAAAACTAGGAATATCAGTCAATAAAGTGTTATTGTTAATCTTATTTTTCTTAAACATTTCGAAACCATTATCAATATCCTCTGTTGTTATTTTTTTTAAATCATCTGGTAATATATTACCAAATGCACGTCTTGAGTGACAAATTTTAATATATGAAAACAACACTTCCATATCACGTCCATAATTCTCAAAAACCTTATAATTTTTTTCAAACCATTTTAAATTAATATCATCTTCATTAAAAATACTCCAATCCGCATCATTTATTTTTTTCTTAAAAATGAAAAATAGGTCTTCAGTATTATATTTGTCTATTTTAAAATTCCAAATAAATCGCGAACGCAACCCAGGGTTAATTCCAAAGAAATTATCTTCAATTTCGCGCTCATATCCAGCAACAATAACCATAAGGTCATTCTTACGGTCACTTAAAGCTTCACATATCGTATCGATACATTCCTTCGCAAAACTATCCACATTGGAATTACCATTGGACAGTGAGTATACCTCGTCAATAAAAACACAACCACATTCGTCAAATACTTTCTTTACCTTAATTGCTGTCTGACCTAAATATCCAGCAATTAAATCATCTCGTGTAACCTTACGAAAAACATTATTTTTCAATAGACCCAGTTTAGAATACATAGAACCAATCTTTTTAGCAACTTCCGTCTTACCTGTCCCTGGTGGACCACATATAATGGTATGTTTGAAGTCGTGTTCCTTATTATTCTTACTGATATGTAATCTTTGCAAGAAATATAATAATTGATTAAATACGGAATCTTTCAAGTCTTCCATGCCAATCATAGCGTCAATATCGTTAATTTCATTTTTAATCAAATGTAGAGAACGCAGATCGATGTTATATCTATAATTAGAATCATACGGATTTTTATCAATAAAAACAAGCAAACCCGAAAGATTACAAACAGAAACATCAATAACTTTTAACTCGCGTTCATTAACAACGTTTTCAATGAGATGTTCATTTTGCCATTCATCGTAATTACTCATCTTACGAACAACCTTATTATTGACAGTTTGAACAAAATCAATACTACTATCCATACAATAATTGACATCGAATCCTGTATATTCAGTAGAATTCAAATTTTGCTGAAAAAAGTGTAGATTACTCGCGTTTATAATATCAATGATACTACCAAAATTATTTTTTTCTTTAGATTTCTTATCAAGATAACTTACAAAATCATCCATTATATATGAATTAAGTATAGTTTTTATATTATTATAAAGGTATAAATCTAGTGCTGTGTTCTGGTTTAATTTCAAATATTTGATTGATAGGTATAGAGAGAAATGTTATAATATAATGAATAACATCTTCTGGAACACGAGTATAATTACGTTTAAAAACCTCCAATTTAACAACAGAACTAATAAAAGAATTTAACAGTCGAATCTGTCTGAATACTGAATATAACGAATATGAGGGTGACCATATCGCGTCACACGATAATATCGATCTACAATGAAAGCAACAATGATTATACATTTCAGATTGAGGATTATCATCTTCCAGACATGAAGCTCTTCTATAATTATAAAAACTATTACTATTTCGTTGAATAATAGAAAACCGTTCGTGTGAAAAATCTAGAAAGTTAGAATCTACTATAAAAGGACGTTTGAATGGATAGTCGGTAACATCCATGTCTATATAATCATCTTTTGTTTTTAAGTATCTAATGATTTTGGGAATTTCGAACCCATTTTTCAATTTCTCATATTCAATAACATGATAATTTGTCCCCAATTCTTTCGTCAGTCGTTTTACACTCATTTGTATTATATTAATACTATTAGTCAATAAAATGTCTATATCAATTTTGTAAAATTGAAATAATTAAATAACAATAAAAGAATGTAAATATAACACTATTTATGTATCAAGCTATGGAAACTACTCAACCAATTCAAAAGGAAATGGATGTAGGTCCAAATGGAAATAGAATTAAAATTAAGTTACCTAAGGTAGGTAATGCAAAAGAAACCATCGATAAAATAATAGGAAGCGAAAAGATTGAATCAAGTATAAAAGATACAATAGAGGCAAATCAAACTAAATTTACACCAGTTGACCATCTAGGTGATTACGACGAGGAACCATTTACAATTATAGAGTCATATTTCAAAGATAAACATCTGAACAGATTGGTTCGTCACCAATTAGAATCATATAATCATTTTATAAATGATCAGATAATACGTACAATTGATATGTTCAATCCAGTTCAAATACATTCCGAAAATGATTATGTAACAGAGAAAGATGCTTACACATTAGAGTTGTTCTTGTCATTTAATAATTTTAAACTACACCCACCTCAAATACACGAGAATAACGGTGCAACTAAATTGATGTTTCCCCAAGAGGCAAAACTGAGAAACTTTACATATGCGTCTACAATGACAGTAGATATGGAGATAAAATACGTAATACGCGATACCGAAAATATGGATAACCCAAAGACAGTTGTCAAGATATTACCCAAGATAAATATAGGAAAAATGCCGATAATGTTAAAATCGTCAATCTGTGTATTAACACAGAACAAACAAATCCACCCGAAGTATACAGGGGAGTGTAGTATGGATAGTGGGGGATATTTTATTATCAAGGGTTCTGAGAAAGTTGTATTAGGACAAGAGCGCGCTGCCGAGAATAAGATATATTGTTTTGATGGTAAAAATACCACAAAGTGGTCTTATTATGCCGAAATAAAATCGGTGCCTGATATGAAATGTATTTCACCTAAACAGATAGAGATGATGATTGCTACAAAAAATATAGGTTTTGGAAATGCGATATATATGACTATCCCTCGTATTAAACAACCAATAGAGTTATTTACCGTATTCCGTGCGCTTGGTGTTATGACTGACAAAGAAATATGTAAATATATTGTATTGGACATTGATGATGATAAAAACGAAGTAATGTTAAATTTATTAAAGGCATCCATAATTGATGGTGGTAAATATATGACGCAAGAAGAATCAATCAGACATATATCAGCATACGCAGCATATACACCAATTAATATGGAACGTGAACAAGGACTTTCGAAAAAGAAAGAATTTACAACGGATGTATTGAACAATGATATATTTCCACATTGCAAGACAAAGGAACAGAAGATTTACCTAATCGGTTATATGGCGAACCAGTTGATCCAAACATCGCTCGGTTTTCGTAAAGTAGATGATCGTGATTCATATGCCAATAAACGTATTGAACTAACAGGTGCTTTACTGAATAATCTATTTCGTAATTACTTTAATAAAC